CATCGCTGTTCGGTATCTCAAGAGATGTGGCCCCGCCAGCGTCTATGGCACCTGATACCGTTGACAACGTAACCGTGTTGGAATCGCAGTCCAGTGCATTTGCTCCCATATCGACCGGGCCGAGCATCCGGATTGCGGTGTCGGCTTCAATGTCTAAGTACCCATCGTTCAGGGACGCAATGTAAATGGCCGAATCCCTGAACTGGAACTGCATGGCAGCGTTTAGAGTAATACCCGTGTCTGCCACATGGGTAAGGGAAACATCCTGATCTGCGCCCATGTAGAGAACAGCCGCGTCGCCCATGTAGATGTTGCCAATTTCTCCACTGGTTGAACCTATTGCACCCGTGTACTCGGTGAGGTCGAGGGCTACATTAATTTCCGTGTTGGGGTCTTCCGTGAGGTCGAACCCTGCCCCGAAGTCGATGGTTACAATATCGGCATCACCCACACCGGTGTTTGCTTCCTTAAGCGTGGTGAGCGTACCGCCTCCACCGCCAGCAGACCCGCTTGCCGCCGCTGTTATCCTTCCATCAGCATCGACCGTGATATTGGCCGAGGTGTAAGAGCCGGGGGTAACCGCCGTGCTTGCCAACTCATCGGCACCGACTGCGCCGGTTGAAATCGTAGCTGCTAGGCCAGTCCCCGAAAGGTCGCCGCCGGACCACGAAGAGTTGGTGGCTAGCACATCGGCATCGGTCGTGAGGGCGTTTATCTCGGTGATGGTGTCAATCTCGGTTGACTGAATGATATTGATACTGCTCATGATTGCTTCAAGCTCAGAGAGCGTGTCTATCAGTCCGTTATGCGTCAATGTCTGGTCGGCAACAATCGTGTTGAGTTCAGAATAGGTATTGATGTCAGCAGCAACCAGCGGCGTTATCCACGACTGCGTACACACGTTGCTCGATGGTGCACTCCACGCCATGACCTGACCGGCTGTCGGGGAATCGGTTATATATTTGTAAGTCACCGTATTCGTTATGGCGTCAGGCACCTCAAACGTCATGGTATCCGTGCCGTTGCCCGATAACTCATAGCCAAACCATGCGCCCGCTTCGGTTGCGGACTGGAACATCTGCAAGTCATTGGCATACAGGCTCATTAGCACCCATGCACCGTTGCCGGAATAGGCTACACCTGGAGACTGCTCGTCAGGCAGGATCACGAACGGCGCACTCTCGGACTGAGCATCATCGTCGATGTAGAACATATAGAAAGAGGTCAGGCGGGTGCTCGGGTCGGAAACGATACAGATATCGCCCGTAGCAAGGGCTGAATACTTCGGTGCATCGCCGCCCGCGTAAATCGCGTCCAGGGCCCCTGTGCCTCCGCCGGTGGTACCGCCAAGGGCCGGGAGCACCTGACCCGCCCAGGCTGACCCGGCAAGCAGTATCAGGATCAGTGCGATACTGAAGAGTATTTTGCGCGTTCCGCTAATCATTGGATTTTTCCTCCTTGTCCAGGTACCCGCGGATCCAGGCGACGTCGTTGGCTGTCTTGTTGAGCTTCCGTTGAATCTCGATGTTGTTCTGGTCGAATTTTGTCGAAAGGTCTTTTATGGACTGCACCACCTGGGGGTGTTCGGGACATTGTTTCTGGAGCATCTGTAGTCGACCGTTGCCGTTTCCGTTGCCGTTTCCTTTCGCCTTGTGTGCTCCTGTTTCCGCGAAGAGTATCTTCGTATAGACGTACTTCCCTGCCAGAACGAGTCCTCCTCCCGCGATTGCGCTTCCTGCCGCGATTATTTCGGGGTCTATTGCCATCTCACGCAAGCCTCCTTACTCCGAGTATGTCTTCGATTGGATACAGGTCCTCGCGGACCATGTCGCTCTGGTTGCCTCCAACTCCTTTGAACTTGAGACCTGCGAGGCCGCCGAATACCGTCACATGACCAGGGGCGTTGATGACGCTCGGGCCCGGTTGAGGCGAGGGCCCGCGCCTGAGGATCACGATATCGTTGCCGATGCGCGCCTCTTCGATATTGATGGGGGTCCCAACGGCGAGCCACGACCTGGCGGCCGCAGAACACGTCATTGGCAGACCGAGGTGCTTGCACCATCCGTTCATGATCGCACTGCACCAGGAGACCTCGTCGGCATGAGGCTCAGGATAGGTTGTCAGGGAAAAGCACCAGATGATGTACGGGTCGTGCTTTGACCCCTTGGTTTCCTTCATCCCGAGGAACCGCGTGGCAACCTCGTACAGGCTGGTTTCGATTTTTCGGTGGACTGTAGACATTGTCTTAACTACACCATAGGTTTCGTTTACGTCAACCCTTTGTTTGCCTTGATGGTTTCCATCCGTGCTTGAGGGCCTGGGCGAATCGCTCGAAGTTGTCTCTTTTTTTCTTCGATTTGAACTTGCGAATCTCACCGTCAGTCATCCTCAACCTGTTGTTTCCGATCTTCATAGTCCGCCTCGCCTCCGTACCTGAGCCTCGCCAGGGGGTAGATGACCTCGAACTCGTCCGGGTGCCCCATGCAGTAGTCGTGGATATCGTCGGGCGTGGTGCTCCCGAGGGGCTTGCCGAAGGACCTGCCGACCTCGTGCTCCGCGTGCTCGGTCACCCACGAGCAGATCGGGTACCGGTCGGAGTGTGTGATCCTGCGGAAAAAGAACAGGTCCTTGCCGGTGATCTTGCCCAGGAGACAGTCTCCCGCGTGCGTGACGAGCTTGAACCACCCGTATTTCTTGCCGACGTAACTCATGGCCTTCCGCGCGATGAGCTCGTTCTCGATGAGCGTTGTCGTCCTGTGGCGGAAGATGATGACCTTTTCCTTGCACGGCGGGCCGTACGCGTCATAGAGGTTGTGCCTGACGACCGTGGTGAGGGCCTCGACGACTTCCGCCTTCAGGATCGAGCCGGGCGACACGATGTTCCCGACGTGGTTTACCTTGGTCCGTTCTTCGCCCCGGTTCTTCGTGCCGAACCTGATCAGCTTCCCGAGGAGAGAGGAGCTCTTCGAGCAGAAGATATCCCCGGGTTGCAGGAATAGGCGCCCGGTCACGTCGTCATCTCCATTTCCCATGAACTTTCCTCCTTTTCCTCCTAGACGGCGTGCCTCCACTCGTCGGGCGGTCGACGCCACCAACCCCGAAGGCGTCCACGCAGAACAGCCTGAATGACCGCGGGTCGAGCTTCGTGGTCGACCTGTTTACCCTGCCCCGCGCCACCATGATCTTGCCCTTTCTGATGGCGTCGTAGATCTCGGATGGACCCTCGAGACCAACGAGCTTGATCGCTTCGGGGATGGTGACTGCGCGTTCCGCTCTCATCCTGCGACCCTCATCTTCTTGCCCAGGTATTCCAGGATTGCGTTCGCCGCATCGACCCATGACCAGTAGACGCCGCAGAAATACCCTGCCGTGGAGAGCCGCTCGATCCAGTCGATCTGCTCGATGGTGAGCTTGTTCGTTCCGGCCTTCATCTCCATGAAGAACCCGTGGAACCGGTCGTTGGGGTACGCGAGAAAGAGGTCCGGGACGCCCGGTTTGAGGCCCTCTGCCTTGAGGAACTGTGCCTGGACACAGACCCTCTTGCCGTTGCTGTCCTTGAAGAACGGGAGTTTCGCTCCATTCGGCACGGCAAAGAGGTTCATGATCTCGGGAACCCTGGTGAGCATCCTCTCCTGCCACTCGAAGAGGGCGACCTGCTCGGCGTGCTCAGGATTTTTCCTTTTCGCCATCATCACCCCTTGCCTCGTCTGCTATGACGATCTGTCTGCGTATGGGCTCGACCTGGATGTCCTGTTCCATGTCTCCTCCTCAAACGAACCCGAACTCTCTCGGGAACACGGTCATGTCTGAGGGGGTCCTCCCTCGCAACGCCAGGCTCAGGTCGATGTTGGCGAGGTTGCGGTACTCGCGGTATGCGAACGCTGATCCCCCGGGATCGCTCCAGGGTTTCTTGGTGTATGCCTTGATGAAGTGGACGGCGAGCTTGGCGATAGCCTCGGCATGACGGGCGTAGAGGATGTCCGGGATCGTCTCCTGGTCTTTGGCCGGCTTGTAGACCCGCTTGACGAGAACGGTGTCATCGGCCGCCGGCGCGACCGCGAAGATGATCTTGTCGTCGCCGATGTCGACCTGGTAATCGTGCCCGGGCACCAGTGTCGTCACGTCGTTGACCTTTACATCGGCGACCGCTATGAGCTCACGGCCCTCATCCACGGTTATGTCGTAGGCCACGTCCTCGCCGTCGACGTCGATGGTGAGCTCGAGCTCGCTGTCATGGGGATCCTGCCAGATCCAGGTGTCGCTGCAGAAAACCCTCGTGGCGTGCATGATCTCGATGTCCATGATGAACCCAGGGCAGTCGGGAACGTCCTTCGCGATGAGGTCGTAGAAGTCAGAGAAAGTTGCCATCCATCATCCCTCCTTGAGGTTCAACTCAGGGTTTTCGAGCAGAAGAGGCGATTGCGCCGACTTGCCGCACCCGATGAAGAACGACTGCAGGTGCCCCTGGGCCCGCGACATGAAGGTCGGGTTTCCCACGAGGCGGTTCAGTGCCCTGAAGAGGACGTAGTCCATGGAGACGTTCGCGTAGACCACGTCGACGTGGAAGATGTTGTCCTCGAAGCTCGAGTCCTCGGGCATGGCCGACGTGATGCACTCTATGGATGCGCCGGATGCCACGGCGGGAAAGACCTGGAACCTCCTGCGCCCTTCTTTCGGGTTGTAGCAGTAACTCCTGATCGTCGTGGACCCGGTAACAGTCCGCCACCCGGGGAGGTGCTTGTCGAGCCAGGTCCGCTCGACGCGCTCTATGACTCCGCCGGCAGTGTTGCACGGGACGTCGATGAGGAAGTGGCTCGTGCTTGGTATGTCCTGCTCGACGCCGGTGACCAGGCCCGGTGATTCTCCCGTGGTCGTCAGCGTGCTCTTGACAGCGGAAGCCTCAGGGACCTGGAGAGCTATTTCCCTCTGCGCGTCGTTGAAGAACTCCCAGAGTTGTGCGCTATCGAAGTGCTCTCCAGTATCGTCGTTGAGTATCCACTGCGCCCGATTGATGATGTCAGTCGGCAGAGGGACCATCGACTATGGCCTCTGGGATGTCCTTGGGCACCGCGTCCTTGTATTCCCTTGGCGCATGCGTCAGGACACAGTCTGGAATGAGGGCGCGCGCGTAGTCGGGGTCCATGATGGACTGCCCGTTCACGCAAACAGGGACCTTGTAGTAGGGCTTCATCTCCGGTTTGGCCGCGAGGGACGGCGTGTTGAAGTAGACCATGCCGGTATCGGTATTGATGATGAGGCGCGACACGGGCATGGTATTCCCCACGAGCTCGTCTCTGAGAGTCTCGAGGGTGACGTCCTCGCTTGCGATCTCCATGGCCGCCTGTTCGTTCTTGGCCTTCCTGACGAGCTCCTCCAGGGTCCTGATCCGCTCGACCTTGTTCCCCTTGAGCTCAATACCGAAGAATTCCCTGCCGAGCTCGTTGAGTTCCGCGATGCTCTTGGCGCGAAGGGTATCGATATTGATTGAGGCTATATTTTTCATCAGTCTGTCCTTTCTTGGAGACGGGGCCCCGTCGAGGAGCCCCGTCAGGTTAATAAGTGAACGTGCCTTTCCCCCGTGGAGTTACGCCAGCTTCGTGCTGAGCGGCGTCATGTCCGCGATGAGTACGCCGACCTTGATAGCGGCGGTGCAGAGCGCGTGACCCGGATCGATGATGATCGTCGTAGCGGTAGACGAAACTGCGCCGATCACTTTCTCGTCAGCATTGTGAGCCGAAGAGGTGATCCCGACCGTCATGAGGTTGACCTGATTGATGATGCCGTCCGGGTCTCCAGGTGTACCGATCTCGATAGTCGCCGTTGTGCCCTCTGAGGTGGTAAGCTGGCACATCGCGTGAAGTACGCAGTGGTACGCCGGGAGATTGAAGATGATCGCGGTGTCGGCCGCGGCCATCTCATTCACGCTGAAGTCGATCGTGTTCTCCAGGTAATAGACCCGGTCAAGGGTCTGCGCCGGGGGGCCATAGGATGCGGTGTTACCGATTCTCAGATCGTGTTCTGCCATTTGTAGGTTACCTCCTTATGACGTCTTGACGGTGCCGTAGCAGAGCAGAGTCGGCTGAACGACCTTCCAATCGAACACCTGGAGCCCCCTGATGATGTCGCCGAAGGTGTTGGGATTGCGGAGCTTCTCGGTCTTCGTGATCTGCGTCGCGAACGTGATGGCCGCGGTGTGACCGGCAAGGACGTAGGTGTATGTGCTTGCCGCGTACAGATTGGTGGTGACGTAGATCTTCAGCCCGTCGAACGTGCCGAGATATCCGGTACGGAGCATGCTCTGTTTGTCGCCCATGTGCATTGCGTTGTTGACGACCGAGTTCTGCATGATCAGGCCCTTGATGGCCGGTGTGACGATGAGGAACCGTCCGCCATCGTTCGGGCAGTGGTTCTCGTCGAGCATGACCATGACGCTCGTGAGGAACGACGGGATGCCATTGGAGTCGGTTGCAGAGGCAGAGAGTGTCACGTTGTTCTTGAACTGGTTGCCTGTTGCCACATGGCCGTAGACGTCCGCGAAGAGGGTCGCATCGATGTAGTTCTTGATCTTGATGGATGCGTTGTTCGTGACCTTCTGGATCCACGGAACGTCGCTCTGCCGGCGGTCAACATCGTCGACCGGGAAGTTGAAGTACACGCCCCTCTGGATGGGAAACTCGATCGCGTCGTCGGAGACGTTCTGCATCTCGAGTCTCTTGCCCTTCTGGTATGCGCGGATCTCGACCTCGGGGTCTCTCCTGATGATGACCTTGTCGCCCTTGTCCTTGATCTCGCCTTCGTAATCGTGGTTGCAGATCTCCGAGGCGATTGCCTGCTCGTAGAAGTTCTTGAGCATGTTGCCTGACCAGATCTCGGGTACGAAATACCCGTTGGGGATCTGGTTATATCCGCTTACTGCGGGAAACTGGTTGCCCATGTTCTTTTCCTCCGTTTGGTGATCCCCACGCTAGTAGGGGTGTCCTGGTGAAACGCCTGGATAGATCACCCTGCTTTCTGCGAACGCCTTTTGGGCGAGCGGCCAAATCTCGCTGTAGAGTTGCGGGTTGCCGCCGTAGGTGGACTTGATCTGCTGGATCTCCTCGTAGGTGACGTAACCGTTCGCCTTGAGCCGTTCGAGGGCTGTCCCTCCGGCCTGTTGGGGCGAGAACCCCTTGGGCTGAACGATGGTCTGGGCATCTTGCGATGCCGCATCGATCCGCGACTGTGACGGCGCGTCCAGCGTGGCCTTGAACTCGTTGAGTATCTTGACCACGGATGCCGGAGATCCGCCGCGTTCCCCTTTCTCGGGGTCCGGGAAGAGCATGACCCGGTAGAGGTCGCCGTTCTCGTGGCTCATGAGCCAGTTTATGAGAGCGGGGTTGACCTGGGGCTCTTCTTCGATGTTGGCGGGGTTGGCGAAGACGAGGTTTTTCCAGCCCGGAAGGCCCTTCTCGATGTCGCTATGGGCCTTGTTGCGTGCTTCCTCGAATTCTCGTTCGGCCCTTGTCCTCGTGTCCTGGACGATGCTGTCCACGACAGGTTTGACCCTGCCGAGTTCGTCCTTGACGGACTCTTCCATCACGTCGAGGTATCTCAGGAGGGGGGCCATGACGTCCGGGAAGTTCTCGGCCAGTTCTTCAAGCTCCTTGCGCATTTCCATGCGTTTCTGTGCCTGTGGTGTTGGCTGGCCTTGGACCGGTGTGTCTCCGGTTGGTTCGCCGCCGGGCTCGGGGGGCCTCGTGGGCTCCTGGGCCTGGGGTGTCGCTGAGAGCAGGATGTTAAGTTTACGCGTGAGGTCGTCGACCTTGCGCTGGAGCTCGGCCTTTTCGCCCGAGGCGCGGTCTGCGTACGACCTCACATGGTCGTAGTTCTTTTTGAGTTTCTCCAGTTCCGCGGCGTAGTCTATGGGCTTGTCCTGGGGCGCGGGGGTTTTCTCCTGCGCAGGGGCCTCGGTCTGTGCCTGTGCCTGGGCCTTGTCTTCCGGCTCGGGTGTTGCCGGAGGGGTCTCAGGGGTCTCTGGCGTGACGGGTGCGGCGGCTGCTGGTTCCTCGGTCTGTGAGGCTCCGGGGGCCCCGAAGGGCACGAAGGATTTGGCGTGTTCTACGGCCTGTTCGACACCCTTGTTGGCCTTGTCCATCGCCTCGTTGATAAGGTCTTCTGTGGTTCTACCCATGGTCCGGTAACTCCTTTCCGGGGGCGGCTATGCGCTTGTCCCGTTTCAGTACGGTGAGCCGATCGAGGGCATGCGCTTGTCTCGATCGAGTCCCGTGGTTATGACTGAACGTCTCTGCTCCTCTGCCTGGACGACGGCTGTTGCGTTGTCGAAGAGGCTGAGGAGGTCCCTGAAAAGCCGTGATTCGACCTGAGCGGAGAGCCGCTCCGTGTCGGTGGTCGCTGTCTCGAACCTGTCCCTGGCGGCTTCTCTGAGTTCCATGAGGATCTCCAGGATGGTTTCCGCCGCTTCCGGTTCGTTTTTCCTGAGTGAGTGGAGGATCCGGGCCTTGTGGTAGTCCATCATGCTCTACCTCCCGGGATCGCTCTCATGGCGCCCTGCTGTGGTGTCCGCGCGCCGGCGTTCTGTGTAGGTGGTTGGGTTGGGCCGCCGGGCTGAGGTGTTGCCGCGGCCATTTCCGTTGCCCCTGCTCCGCCCGCGATGTCCGGGGAGACCATGCCCGCCATTTCCTGGTCGCTCATGACGAGGTCGTCGACGGGCATATCCATGCCTTCCACGATCTGGCGCAGTGCGTTGACGACCTTGAAGTAGGGCAGGTGCCCGAAGGCGCCGGTGAGCGCCATGAGGCGGTCGATCTGCATCTCCTGGGCCATGATGGACAGGACGCCCTTGGCGGTTACCTTGACGCGGGCGAGCATGGATATGTCGGGGTTGTACCTGAGGTTCCACTCGACCCATGCGGCGATGAGGGGTTTGATGGCGTAGTTGTCCACGTTCCTCATGATCTTTTTCAGGGTCCTGTTGGAGTTGGCGTTCAGGATGGACATGCCCAGGGCGGTCTTGGTTGTGCGTGATCCCTGCTGTCCGCCGGTGATGGAGGGTATGAAGCTCTCCTCGTCCATGTAGGCGCGGAACATCTCGATCATGCGGAGGAAGTGATGAGTGTAGTTGGGCAGGTCGTAGACCTGGATAGCGCGGACGTTCTGGCCGGTGACCGGGTCGATCTTGGACACAAAGACCTTCCACCCGTGGATATCGCGGGGGTCCTGGCCGGGTTCGAGGAGGATGCTGTTTGCCTCGATGATCGGTCCCGACGAGATGGCGGCGTTGTCGAGCATCATGCGTGCGGCGCCGTTGATGGTGTCCTGGGTGTGTTTGCAGAGCATGGGGATGCCCTTGCCGAAGGGGGACATGCCCGGGCGCTGGACGTAGGGGAACAGGTAGTAGGGGATCATGCCCTTGTGGACCTTGGCGCGCAGGATGTACCTGCCGGTGAACAGGACATTGGCGTTGACCTGGAGGTCGAGGTATTTCTGGGGGATGTTCATGCCTGTGGCGGCGAGTTCCCTGCCCAGGACGGGTCCGTAGTATTCGACGACGGAGAACCTGTTTGTCGACATGGGGTCGGGGTCGCCGGAGAGCATGCGGAGTTCGCACATGATGGGGTCGACGACGGCGTTCCCGTTGGGGTTTTCTGTCAGGGTGGCGAGGATGGCCTCCTTGTTGATGTCGGGCTGGTAGAGGAGGTCGATGAGTTCTGCCCGGGTGACGAGTTGTTCCTCGAAGATGCCGTCGCCTTTCTGCACGTCGGGGCATTCCATGTCCGGGAAGAGGCTGAAGATGGAGACGGCGGCGAGTTCGGGCATGTAGCCGCCGACGGTGACTTCCTGGGGGTACATCTGCCTGGTTGCGGGGTTGAGGACCATGTTGTAGTCCTGGCGTTCCCGGCGTTTGATGGTGATGGGGCCCTTGAGGGCGCCGGTGCCCGGGATGCACATTTCCAGGACGGAGGAGTCGAGGTGCTTGACGAACCCTGCCTCTGCAAGCTGGTCTTTCATGCACTGCTTGAGGCGTTCGCACCGGTGCTTGAGTTCCTCGTTGATGATCTCCGGGGTGATGCCCTGCTGGACGTACTCGATGGGCACGATCATGCCGGCTGGCATGGGTTCGGGGTCGATGTCCCAGGGTGATTCGTCCTGGCCCACGAGGAAGTCGATGATGGCGGCGTGTGCCTGGTGGACCTTCATGCTGGTGAAGTTGAGCCACACGGCGGATCGTTTGAGGGCCTGGATCTTGTTGAGCGTAGTCGGGTCGTACTGTCCGTCGTACCGGCGGTAGGCGTCGATCCACTCCACCTCGAGCACGCGCCTGCGCAGTCTGCGCGCCTCCAGTTTCTGGTGGAGGGTTGCGATGAGGTTGTACGGCATGGGGATGTTCATGTCGCCGAGGGGCACGTTGACCTGTGCGCCCTGGAGCGGGTTGTTGCCGCCTGGCGAGTGGTCGCTGACCGGTGGAGCGATACGGGTAAGGTCCTGCATGGATTAGTACCCCACTGACGGGTCGCCGACGATGCGCTGTGCGGACAGGGGGCGACCGTAGCGGTCCCTGGGCGCTCTGATAAGCTGGTTTGCCTGTTCCTCGCTGATCCCGTACTGAAGCCCGCTCATGACCAGGTAACGGGTAGCGTCCATGAGGTGGTCGTTGCTCTTGACGATGTCGCCGTCTTCGTCGCGGTGGTACGTCCTGAACTCGCCGAGCCAGTTCACCAGGGTATTGAAGACAAGCAGTCTGCCGGTCGTGAGCCGGTACCAGACAGCCTCTATCCCCGCGGCAACGGCATTGTTCGCCGCACGGATGTCGAGCTTCATCTCGTCCCGGTAGATCGTTATCAGCTTGCGACCATCGACCTGGGAAGACCCGGCAGACGCCGGATCGATCACCCCGGGTATCCACGACCCGCGGGTCCTCAGAGCGGCCGCATGTATCGGGGGCTCCACGTTCCCGCGCTTGTACTCGGAGTACAGGTAGACAATGTCGCCCTCGCGGTCGTACGCACCCCACACCGCAGCCGTGTACTGCCACCCCACGTCAAACCCGAACGTGCGGCCCCACGTCTTCGGTATCTCAAACGGCCGGCAGGTGATGTCCTCCTCGGCTATCGGGTAGATCGCACCCACACCAAGCATCGGACGGCCCTTGGAACGTGCCTCACGCTGATACGGAGGGATCGACAGCAGAAGATCGGACTTCATCTCGTCCGTCAGGTGCGGCGCGTCATCCCATCCGGCCATGATGCAGCATCTACTCATACACCTACACTATAAACCCATGGTTTAGCTGAATCGCGATTTTGACACCCCTCTGACACCCTGAGTCGCGATATTGACAGTTGACAGGCTGTTACGCTGTAATTAAATCATGGGCAGGAAAACGGTGCGAAAAAAAATCAGAACAGAAACCTATTAGCGAAATAGGGGTCCCACGAAAATAAGACCACGGAGAGCAGAAACGGGACAAAGGTTGGAGGCGGGGGTCTTCTCAAGGGAGGACCCGTCGATGGTACCAAGACCTGTCGCCACCCCCTCCCCCCCCCTGGTCCTTTTCCTCTCAACGACCTCGGCACTCGGTCCTTCGTGGTCCATCCTCATCATCATCCCGACCCATGACCATGCTCTTCGATGTCCATGCCCCTCGATGCCCCCCCCCTCGATGTCATGGTGTTCGGTCCCGGCCTTTGGCTTGCCCCTCGGACCCCTGCCGACGGCACCGGCATGGCAATACAGGGTTCGGCGTGGTGCTCCTGTCCCCATTGCCGTGCACCAGTCGCGTCAGGTTGCATTTCTTGAGGTGCCTGAATACCTCGGCCTACCTGATTACGTCCTGGGGCACCTCAGAGCGATATTCGGGCACTTTCCCCG